GTTTTTTCAGTTCGGTCAAATGGTAGGTGCAGTTTTTCAAAAACTTGCGCAATGGAACGTGCAGCCCATATTTGAGTGTCTACTCCTGTCTCTTTTTTTACTATGTGTAGGCATTCTTTTTCTTCTGTTAATAATTTGTTCTTCAATTCAAATGCTGCTTGGGTATCTACACAAACACCTAGGAAACGCATATCGACAAGGCAAGGAAAAAGTTCAGTCTCTAATTTAAATATATCTTCTATATCTTGGTTGATAATTTCTTTCTTCATCTCTTGCCAGAGATCCAATGTTAGTTGAGCATCTGCTTCAGCGTATGCACCGACATACATAGCAGGTAATTTATACATCTCTGACTTAGCATCTATACCCCATTCTTTTGCTGTTTCGGCTAATACAGCCTCATTTTTGCCTCTTCCGACATAATCACGACCCATACTGCCTAAATCGTAACGAAAGCGATTCTCGTCCACGAGAGAGCCAGCAATCATGGTATCTACGATCATACCACTAATTTTAAGTCCTGCAGCCTGTATAAAACATACGTCATACATAGCGTTATGAAATATTTTTGTAGCCTCTGTATTTAACACATCTTGAAACCATTTCATGACTATAGATTTGTCCATGTTACCACCACCCTCGTGTGCAACAGGATAATATCCAGACCAGTCTTGTACAGCTACAGCTACACCTACGATCTGACCTCTGCCTGTAACAGAGCCAGAGCCCATAGTTTTTAACTCTGGATCTTTTGTCTCCAAATCAATTGCTATTTCATTATACTTAGATAAATCAGGAAACTCTGTCGGTGGTAGCCACTCTACCTGTGGACTAAATATTGGTTTTTGTATCATGAATAATCTCTCTCTAGTATCATTTCTAAATAGTGAATTGCTTTCTTAATATCTTCTTCCTTCCCTTTTACAGAGTGTCTGCAGATATACTTTATAGCATTCCCTTCCGCAAAAAGCAACTTGTTCTCGTTTATAAACTCTGCAGGTTGAATCTTCATAGAGTGATAGTGTTTTCCACCTACCTGTTCTTGTAATGATTTGTATGTTGATTTTTTAAATATATCTTTGTTTGTCATAGATCGTATCCTTTGTTATCTTGTTGTGGCCTAATAATATGTAGATGTTCCTTGGTCCTTGTTGCACCAACATAGAACAATCTATTCTCATCATCAGGATTTTTTTCATAGCTTTTCATTGTGTTAAAACTAAGATCGGTGAGCAGCACAACGTTTTCTGCCTCACCACCTTTTGCACCATGTATTGTAGATAAAGTTATACGCGGTGCCTGGTTTAACTTCTCCCCTCTTCTTCTCATTTGTTTTAAATAATTTATTTCTCGTCTTGGTGCAGCATCGAATGCTTCAAACCAAACAGCATTTGTTTTTAGTCCATGATGTTTTTTTAAAGTATCCATATCGTACATGCTGTCTTTTAACATGCTTTTTAATTTTGTTTTGTCTACATGCATATAACCATAGATTCTTACAACTTGATCGTAAGATAATAATTGACCCTTACATAAGTTTTCCCAGTCTAATGCAGCTAAATGTAATGTATGTTCTTTTTGTTTTCTAAATTTATTGTTGTAATAGTATCCACTTTCATAGAGTGTTGGTTCTAACTTATCTAACATATATTTAGTTCTAGCTAAAACCAACCATTCGCCCGATGACATGTTGATGTCTTCAAAGTCATCATATCTAGAAAGAGAGCCCTCATGAATTTTTGGATTCCAAGATTTATTTATTCTTGTTTTAATTTTATTTATAATACCCATTGCAAGTCCATGCACTTTCGAAGGTATTCGATAGGATTGTTGCAAGGGCAGCATTTGTCCCTCTTGCGCTATAAAAGAGTCTACGTCTGCCCCTGCCCATCTAAATATTGCCTGGTCATCATCCCCTGCAATAAAAGAATCTGTTGTCTTTTGCCAAATTGCTTTTGCCATATCCCATTGCACTCTTGATAAGTCTTGTGCTTCATCAATAAATACAACATCAAACTTTGGCACTGCTGCATCTGACTTTGTAAATTCTAATATCATGTCATTAAAGTCTATAAGATTGTGTTGTTTTTTATAATCTTTTAAATAATGTGCCATTCTTTTTAGTTTATCTAATTCTAAATCCTGACTATGTTGATCTAAATTATACTGCTGCTCTACTGTTATACCTTTTAATATTGCAAGGTTTATTACCTGTAGATACTCACTATCAGTTGTAAAGATTCCATTGTGATTGTTTTCATAGTCTGCATAATTTATTTCTTCTTTTACTCTTCTACCAAAATCTTGGTAATGCCTATGTTGCATAACATTTTCTTTTTTGATTCCTAATCTTCTAAATGCTAGTGAGTGTAATGTTCTAAAATATGGTAAGTCGTCCTCATCTAAATTAAATTTTTTTATGGCTCTGTCTCTTGCCTCGTACGCAGCTTTCTGTGTAAATGCAAAATACCCGACCTTATCAGGATCTGTATTTTTTAAATAGTCATCTACTTTGTTTAGTAGTGTAGTTGTTTTACCCGTTCCTGGTGGCCCTAACACAATAGTTTTCATTAGTATGGTGTCTCTTCTTTAAATTGTTTTTGTTTGTATTCATCAGTTTTCTTTTCAAATTCTTCTACTACATATACAGATAATTTATTTTTACCTATTCGTTTGTCCACACAACCACATTTTTCTCTTAACATCTCAGCTGTTCGTGAATATCCAAGATCCCAACGTTTACGCATTAAATGATTGTGGTAAAATTTATCAAACACAAAATGATGATAACCATTGTTAGTCCATGTACCACCTCTTGGTAAATCTTCTTTAGAATCTAATTGTGTTCTATTTAAACAATATTCTTGCAGATGATTTTGTAACTGATCTTCTGTTCGCAAACCTGCTGCAGGCTCTGTGACCTCTGCATTGTTTAATAATATATTAGTTATATTCACCCAGTCTTTTTCTTTTAATGTTGGTGGTCTATTTTTTAACTGCACCATACACGCTTCTTGAAATAAACTTTGTTGTCTTAAATGTTTTACACTCTCCAGTTTTAATCTTTCGCCATCTACATTTAAATAATAATATGGATCTTCAAGATCTATCACCTGCAAGTCTGTTAGATTTGGAAACAATACTTCTTGTCCAATACCAAACTTCCTAGATCTACATAATGTCTTGTCACATAAACTACACATTGGTTGGTCATTACATTTATATCCCCAATCTTTTTTATCATGTTGTTTTACAACAATATCTACCTCAGAATCAGACAATGGTTTTTCCATCGCAGTTTCGTTAAACACAACTAATTTAGATTTCCATCCATCTGGCCATTTTTGTTTTGCGTATACACCATAATGAAACAACGCATTGTTTCTTCCACCCTCACCTATTTTATTTTCTGACATTAATTCAATACACGGTGGTCCATCAGAATACTTTGTTTCTGGTCTTTTTATTTTTAATTCTTGTAATGCGTCAGGATCTAAATAGTTTGAAGTATGTAGTGCAAAAAAATCATCGAGTGTAGCAGCTTCTCCATTTTTTTTAAATGCATATCTAACAGAATTTTTATAATTAAAGTATGGAAGATTAAGAAAATTTCCTGTATCATCTTGCGATTTTAACTCTGTTTGTTTTGGAAAAACTTCTGAATTACCATAACCTAGCACAGCTCTTATCTGCACTAATTTATCTCGCATTAATTTTGCTGACACATAATCCGATGTAAATAAAAATACGTGTGCACCGCCTGACTTTGATCTACACACAATCAAAGGTAATTTCATATTTGTTATTTTATCTATTAATTTTTTATGATCAAAACCTGCGTAAGAATCTATATCTATACAACCCCATCTACATTGATTGTTATCATTAATAGGTATGATACCTAAATTTTCTTTGCCTTCTAAATGTTTCTGCCAAAGTTCGTCAGTGACTGGTTGACGTTTTACAAACGACTTACCTTTTATCTTCGTGCCATTACCATTTGTGTCTTCTGCAATAGTGACACCATGTGCACGTTCTAATCCTGTAAATATATTTTTAAATCTTTCTATCATAGCGCTTTAAAAGTGGGCGGATCCACTCTCGCATAGCCGCCCACTACCTAGGATTCTAGTATGGTTGCTTTGACTCGTTTT